ACCTTGAAACGTAGTAGCACTTAAAGCAGGATCTATACCCCCATAATCTGCTGAATCAGTTTTAGTACCGTTATATCTTGCATTGGTTAACCCTGTATCTGTATAGCTTGAATCTTGTACTAAAGCAGGTGCTGCATAGGGAACTTGATCATTAAAGTATTGACTTACAGTTAAAAAGTCTTCTAAAGCAAGTTCGTTACTAGTAAAAAAAGGCTTAAAAGTTATAGTTTGTCTTAAGCTGTTATTGAATGAAATAATTTCAGTTTCTTGTTTTACTCTTACAAATACATTACCAGATGTAAAACTACCTGAAGTTATAGATAATTGTAAAGGATCATAAGTAAAGTTCAAATCTCTATCAGTATAGGTTTGAGTTGCCAACGTATGAGTTGTTCTATGACCGTTAGCATTAGTAAAATTCGCATTATCATCTACCTGAATGATTAATGAAGAAGTAGCATGTAGTGTATATGCTGAATTATCGTATGCAGTTTCAGGAACGCTTATAACTGATTTTTGAGGAAAACCTAATACTCTTTCTAAATCGAATTGTAAAACTCTCAATTCTAAGTCTCTATTATTGAAAAAGCTTTGTACAGAAGAAGTAAGTGCTCCTTGTATTGCATTATTAGTAGTATTATAATCGCTTTCTTCTATAAAAGGAGTTATTCCTCCAGTAGCTAATTCATAGTTCATAGTAAATACCTGTTCTCCAACTCCTGCAATTGCATTAAAGTTGTTAGGTCTTACTTGTCCGCTACTTCTATCAACATCAAATCTCAAGAAATTACTTTCAGGATTTTCAGCGTTAGATAATACTGCGTTATAGTTGTTGTAGAAGAAAGGTTCTGTTAGGTAAGGAGATATAGCAATGTTAGCGTTGCTACTAGCAGATACTGAATTAATAGTTTTATTATCTACATCTAAAAAGAAATATCCGCTTTTTTCGTTTATGTCTAAAATATCTAACGATACATTACCGGAACTGGTTAAAGGTAGGGTAATTTTACTTAATTCATTCAAAGATAAGGCAATGTTGTCCCCATCTATATCTGTATTAGATACATTGATAGCTTTAATTTGCTGTTGACCATTAATTTCTTTATGCAAAACTGTAATGGTTCCGCTTGCTGGGGCTGTGTTAGAAAATACTCCTTGTCCTGGCATCTTTTACTTTATTATAAATATAGTTTTAGTATTTTTATTGAACATTTTGATTACCACCTTGATCTTGCATAAATTTAACATTATGAGATAAAATATCATTAGACACATAAGTAAATGCGTTTTCTACAGATATCTTTAATACTTCACCATCGCTATAGTCTTCGTACTTTATAAATTCATTTCCTGATAGTATATCTCCTTCTTCTAATAAATTAGCTGCAATATATTCATCTTTATTGTCTACATAAAATCTATGATTTGGTGAAACTACAATTTCTTTATCTCCTGCAAATACTTTTATTCTAGTGCTATGTAGAGATTTTTTTTCATTAACTCTAGCATTAACCCATTCTAAAGAGGTCTCTTGTTGAGTTCTTATTTCATCTCCTACTGCTAATAAACCTGCTTTTTTAGTAGTTCCGTCTGCCATTAATATCATAACATTAGGTGCGACACAACCTCCACCACCTCCACTTGATGTTGTTCCATTTTGAGTAATAACATGTGTATCTAATGTTGTACCTCCTGTCTTTAAAGTAAGTGTTACTGTTCTAGAGGACGTAGAACTATTTGATCCAAAATACAATTGGAAACTACCATTACCAGTACCTGAACCATTGGTTAAAGTAACCCAAGTTTGATTCTTATTTATATACCAGCTCAATGATTGAGGTGTTGTACTTACGCTAAGATATACAGAACCTGCTGCTGAGGATTTAGCTGTACCTCCGTATATTTGACCTTGCTGTACGTTCATTACCAATGAATCTGTAACCTGATTTCCGGTATTACCTGCTACATCTACAGCCTGTGCAGTTACTGAAACTGTACCGTTAGGTAAGCCGTGAGCATTATAAGTTATTGCCTTAGTTGCAGTTGCTGTATGTGTGTTTAAGTTATTAAATGCTATAGTAGTAGAATAAGGATTACCTCCTCCTGTACTTTGTAGAGTTAAATTTATAGTTCCTCTTTCATTATTAGGTACTCCAGAAACTTTAACAAACAAAGTACCCGTAGAGTTTGTAGTTTCTCCAATAGAGTATGTACTGTCAGTAAATTCTACACTACTTAAGTTAGGTACTGAAGTATCTAATAAGCTAGCGGTTAAAGTATTAGTATCTGTAGGTGTTACGTCTCCTTTATTAGTAGCAAATGAACCGGCATTATTATTAGCATCTTTTAAGAATACATCCAGTAGAACATTTGAACCGTCTGGTATAGAAGAAACGTCTATAGTAGCTGATTGAGTAGTAGCATTTGTAATTGTTCCTGTGGCGTTAACTTTATTATTACCTATAGATGCTGTAGCGTGATATGATGCACCTAATTCACCATCGTATATGTAAAATGCTGCTGCAGATTTATTAGTTGAGTTTATAACAGTTCCAGCACCAAGATTCCAAGTTGCTGTATATCCAGCTGGTGCAGTAGAGTCGAATTTGCTACAATCTGCTACTTCTAATACTTTTCCTTGATCAGCACCTTGGCTTGTTCCTCCTACCCTAATACTGTGTCCATTAGGCATTTTATACCATTTAGCAGCTGCATTACCTCCAAATGTAGAGTTACCTGCAATATCGAGGTAAATGAAAGTTCCTACTGTATTAGGAAAAGATCCGGTATCGTCGTGATAGTATGTAGCAGTACTGTTATTAGTAGCACACGATGCAGTTCCATCGTTTGCTGCTGTAGGATCCATTTGAAATGCTGTATATATTGCATCTTCGCCTTCATCGATAAAGACTATATCGTAATTTAAACTTGGAACGTTTACTTGTTTAAATAAATTAGCTGGGTTGAGTTCTCCGTCAGTTATTTCTATATAACTACCGCTCAATTCTCCTGTTAGTTTTGGAGACTCATCTTCAGTCCATTTAATTACTGAACCAGATTTAGTTCTAATATCTTCTTTGTATATCGTAGTTTTTTCTCCTGGTTTAACAGTATTTAAAGTTTTAGTATAGTTAACAAAGTAACTTAATACGTCTGTATCGGCTTCCATTGTAGCTGCTGCAATAATTACATCATTAGCTAAAGGTGTAAAAGAAGATGATATATTACTTACATTATCTCTTACTACCCAGCTATTCTGTCCATGAGGACTATAATCTATAGGAACGATATGAGGATGTGCTGCATTTAGATTACCTGAACCTCCTTGTCCATTATTAATTCCAAATCTATTAGCAGCTGATTCAGAAGTAAACATTAAATAAAAATCTAAGTCTGTTGAAGTTGTACCTTCGTATGGAGTATATACAGTTCCGAAAAAGTTATTGTCTGGAAATGTATAAACTGTACCGTCTGGATGATAAAATTCAGTACCTCTAACAACTATTTCTCCAGGGTTAGCTGTTGTAGGGTTTGAAAAATCTACTTGAAAAGTAAAGTTACTTATACCTCCTACTTTTTGAGGCCAGTAAGCCTCTATATCTTTTAGTTTTCTTAAATTCTTTTTACCTACTTGATAGCTTCCTCCGTCTGATCCTGTAACAAATGCTGTATCTATGCTTCCGGTATATTCAGGTTTCGTACCAGACATTTCAGGAGTTTTTGCTTTTGATCTATCTAATGCATGAGGTTTTATAATTATACCTGAATCAAGAGTTGAGGATGCAGGAACAAAATCTTTTATCATCTTAAATAAAACATTATCAAAAAACTTTAATGATCTTACAAAATCATTTAATTGTACTCGATCAATGTTTATTAAAATACCTTCTGCAAACTTGCTTAATTCATTATAAGAACCTTTATTAGAGTCTCTAGGATCTCCTATATAATCATCAATATCAAACGTAGATAAAAGACGAGTTTTAATATAATCGTTTATTAAATCAGCCGGTGAAAAACCAACTTCTAATCTATGAATATCTTTTATTCTATCGTTTTCTTTTTTCTGAATAGACTTAGTAGACGTTAGCACCTTACCAACAGACCCGCTTGCTCTAGTTTCTACTCTTATTTTTTCTACTGAAGATTTTTCTTCAGCAAAGCCAAGAAATTTAGATTTACCTATTATATCTCCTCCGTACTGTTTAACAGTTAGAAAACTAGAAGGAATTCCAAAACAGTTTATTAATGCTCTTAAACCTCTTTCAGTTCCTTTGGTTTTAAGTAAATAAGGTAAGTTATGATATATTCTCTTATAAACTTCTCCTTCATAATCTTTTCTAGAAATAGGTTGAGCATCCGAAGGTATTCCGGGAACCTGTAAAAAAGTATTTACTACTTCTTCTGAGCTTCCACTGTCGTAAGTATCAGCTATTAAGTAATTGAATAAGTCGTTAGAACCTTCTGCAGAGTTGTATAATTTAGTACCAAAGCTTTTAAGTACGTCTCTAACTAAATCTTTAGATATACCAACATTAAGTCTATTGTCGTTATCATACTTATCAGTAACAGCTCTGGAGTATATCCACAAGTTATCAAAGTGTTGACCTATCATATGAACAAATAAGATAGCACTGTTATTCTTTGTGTCTTCTGCTATATAAGAAGGTATAGCATTAGTTAATACATCATAGTTAGAAGTATCGTAGTTAGACGCAGAGGTTAGTTGATTTGCATACCAGCTTATACCTTCAGATGATGTAGTGTGTAAATTTATATGAGGCTTAACAGTTGTAGACTTAGGCCATGCGTTAGATCCGCTTTCATAATAAAGGTATCTTTCATAATGATCAAAATTATCTATTACTCCTTTTATTAATCTATCGTATCTAGCTTCGCTACCAGAAGCTTGAGAAGTATTACTAAGTTGATCTTTGCTTCCTTGATAAGTTTGTATAAGTTGAACCTTATATTTAAAGTTTTTAAGTCTTTCTTGAGCAGATGAAAAATTTATAAAGTTAGAATAGTCAGAGTAATCTATGTTTATATCAACACTTTTTTCACTTAAATAACTAAATATTTCTCTATTAGAATTTAAATTAGCATAACTAAAAAGTTCATCGTAATTAAAATACTCTGTAGGAGAGGAATCGTCTGTATCTAGTTCTATATTAAAGTTAGCAGCTTTTAACGTTGGATAAACTATAGGATCTTCTTCAATATCGACTTCTATTTCAACTACTACTGAGTCGCTTATTTTTTCAACTAACTGTACTTGATTTTTTACTAAGATATTATCAGGAAGCTCTTCGTAAAGTTTTAATGCTACAGTATACTTGTCGTCAAGTTCGTATACATCTACATTAGTTACTATAAAAAGATCATTATTTCCGCAGTTTAACCAATACTCTTCAAAGTAAGTTTGGGAAGAAATATTTTCTTTTATCTCTTCAGTCTTATTAATTAACCTGTTAATATCTAATTTTTCAGTATATAGTAAAACTTCTTTTCTATCTTGAGAGATAGAGTGAATATAAAACTCTTGTTTATTATTATCAAAAGTATATAAATCATTTAAAAAATGAAAAACTATCTTATGGTCTACTCCTACAAAGCCATTCTCAGCTGCAATTTCTTCAGGTTGTAAAGTAAAATTAGTTATAGCACCTTCAGCATCAGTTTCAACATTTGAAGAAATATTATAATCGTATAACGAAAATATTTTTTCATTATTCACAGAATAAAAATGTGTTTCTATGTAATGCTGTGAGGGATCGTAATTTTTATTAATTTGATAGTTATCTATTAGACGTAAGTCTGCGGAAGAATAATTTTCATTATCTTCTATAGAATCAAAATCTCTATCTATTAATGTATATGTTATATTTGCCATTTACTAACCTGTAAAATTATATCCTAAATCATCTTCTCTTTCAGGATCTTTATATGTAATTATTCTTGTTCTAACTTTTAAATTACCAAAAGAATCAATTGCGTCTTTAATTTCATTTGCTTTAAATCCACCTTGTTTAAGTTCGTCTACTAAAAAGTCTACAGTCATATCTCCTGCTTGATTTTTATTTTTAGCTATTAAAAAGTTCTTTTTAGCATTTTTACCGAATCTATAGCCTCTTCTTCTTCTAACTGAAGGATACTCTCTTTCATCTGAATCCTCTGCAAATAACCACCAGTATCTAGCTGCGTATGCATTATTGAAGTTATTATAAAAGCTGCCATTAAATCTAGCTCTATGTATTAATCTAGCCCATTCTCTTCTAGGTTTTTTCAAGAATCTTCTAGCATGATATAAGGTAGTATTTTTCTTATTCATCATGTCTTTGATTTCTTTAACCGCTGCTGTAGTATTTGCTGATGATGCTGCAGCAGCTGCTTTAGCTTGATTTTCTGCTGAGGTCTTGGCTGCTTCTTCTGCTTTTTTAGCTGCTTCTTCTGCTGCTTTAGAAGCCATTTCAGTTGCTCTATTAGCAAGTGAGTTAGCGTTTTCTAATGTAGCAATAGTAGCATTGGCAGTTTCTAGTTGAGTTCTTAGCAATTGCATTTGTTCAGCATCTGCAAAATTCAATTCTCCACCGTTAGCTAATTGAGTTTCTAATTCCAGTATTTGTCTATTTTGTTCTAGTATTTGATTTCTTAAAGAAGCTACTTCATCTAATAAAGGTTGTATACTTTCTAACTGAGCATCAATTTTATATAGCTCTGAACTTCTTTCTACTAAATATTGATGAGAATTATCTACTCCTTCTATAGGTATAGTAATATACAATTTATCGTATAGTCTAAAAAGTTCTTCGACAGTATCAGGATCAACAACAGGGTCAGGTTCTTTAAAGAATTTAAACCTATTGTCGATAGTGCTGATATACTCTTTCCTATCGAAGACTGTCTTTTTTATTTCTACGTTTTTAGCCATTTCTAACTATCTTAAAAACTTCATTAGTATCTGCAATAATAGTAGATCCGTCAACTTCAGTTTTAACTAACAACCTATAATATCTTTCAGGTTGTAATCCATCCATAAACATATCAAAATACATACTAGTTGCATCGTGATTAATATAAGTACCGGTACTAAAGTCTATGCACATTTCTTCGGTGTTTTCGTCTTTTAACCCCCAGAAAGAACCAGTAGGTAATACATGATTATTAATGTACGCTGATGAAGTAGTAAACGTTCTTGTAGGGTATTTAGGTCTACAGTGTAATCTAAATCTTTGCTTATCTCCTGTAAAGTTAATATCGTTATTAGTAGTATACTCTCCTTTATTGTTTCTAACTGATAATATAAATTCTGAATCAGTAATTGAAGGTAACGAACCAGTAAATATACCAGCCGCTGTTGATTGTATTTCAATATGTGGTGGATATATAGTGTTTGTATCAGCACTAAAGTACTTTAATCTTACTGAAGAAGAAGCATTAAATTCGTATTGATCTTCTAGTTTAAGAACAAAACCATAATCTCCTAAACTTCCGCTTCGATAGTCACTACCGAATAAGTCGGTTACTACCATATCTAAATCTAGATCTGAGTTTTGATTAAAGGATTGAGAAGCAGAAGATGTATACCATACACCGCCTCCTTTTAGATCATCTTCGAAAGACGCAGTAACACCGGTAGCATAACTTGCTGTCATCCATTGGTCTTGTGATCCAGCTTTTCTATAAAGCCAGCTACAACCTGTAAGATTAGAAGGTTGATCTCCAAATTTTCCAGTACCAGGATCCCAAGATTGAGATAAAGGGTGTAGGTTTAAATTAAACGAATAAGGTAATTCGTTAGCAGTAGCTAAACTACCTTTAAGTCTAACAGTATAGTTTTCGCTATTACTAGAAGCAGATATAGCTGCTATAGCTTGCTCTACTTCTGTTCTGTTAAATTTTATAAACGTACGTAACGTTTCACCTCCACCAGAGGTTTTATACCCTCCTACCTCTAACATTTCATCTTTACCATGATTAGATAAAGATTTCTCTGTGGATATGAAAGTATCTTCTATCGGAAATATTTTTATTACTGCCATCTTATAATGTTGTTACTCTTCCTTGTATATCGTTATTAGGAAACTTGACTTCAAATATCATCGGATCTAAAGAAGGATATACTATATTATTTTTTGTTGCACCTTTAATATCATAACTAAAAGTAGAGTAGTTACCTGCTACTTTAGGTTCTATCATTACATTTTGTACTGTTTGTACTCCTTTTACTCTATCTAGTAAAGTATATATAGTTGAGAGATTTATAGGTTGATTAATAGACCATTTATCAATATTAAAATGCTCTTTTAATACTTCAGTACACTTTAGTATAACTTCTCTAGAGTTATAACTAGGTAGCGTTATAATTTCAAATTTAACTCCTATATTAATAACAAAAGCATCTTTAATCGTACAACCGTCAGTTAACGATTTAAATTGACTTAAGTATACTTTTAAGTTGTTTTTCAATTCTTCTTTAGATTGAATCAGTTTTTTATTTATATCGTATGCTAATACGTAAAGACAGACTCCTAGAGGATTATAGACTTGTGCGTCTGATGTTGGTATGTCAGCGTCAGTAGTTACAAATGCTTTAGCAATAGCTCCTAGAGTAGTTGGTAGTGTCATAGCTCTAAATGCGTAATCTTGTTTAGTTACTATTCTACCTTGTTCGTTAAAAGCTCTTAAAGAGTTTTGCCTAATTTCTTCTACAGTATCTCCGTCTTTACCTCCCTGTGCTGCTGCTGGATTAGTAAAGTCTAATGTATTCAGGAAAGCATTATCGGTAACTGAGGTAATTATAGCTTCTTGATTAACTAGTGTGTTAGAGTTGATATTAGAAGATACTCCTCCTCCTTTTATATATCTTACAGTTAAAGTTGTATTAGAAGGTGCATTACCGTAAGCAGAACTAAACAAAAAGTTAGATGGGTCATAAGCATAATCTGTTCTTCTAATACCTTGATTAGTTCCTCCACCTACCTTTGTAGGATCAGGTAAAAAGGTATCATCATTAGAAGATGACATTCCTGCACCAAACTGAATAAGAAGTTGTCCAGTAGAATTAAACCTTGTTACAAACCTATTTGTAGCTGTAGTTGCAGATAATAAGTATGGTACTTCTCCTGCGTTATTACCTGTGTTGATAGCTTCAGTAAAAACTACATCTTGACCTAAGTAAGGTACTTCTGTGTATTTATTTCCATCTCCATCAGTAATATCTAAGATTCCTATAATTTTACTATCATCAATAGTAAGAGTTAAAAATTTACTAGCACTACCAACGGTAAACTGTTGAGATACTATTTCTCCAGAATGAGCTTTTACTGTTTTTTCTAATTCATATTCAGTAGGATTTCCACTACCGTCTATACTGTATATAGTAACTAGGGTAGGATCGTATGAACTTGAAAAAGAAAAATCAACTTTATTATCAAGTATAAACTTTTCATTACCGGAAGCTAGCACTCCGTTTTCAGCTACGGTTATAGCTTGATTGTAGTTAGGTTCATAATTAGAACCAGAAGCTGCAACTCTTTGAGTTACTTTAACTTCTACGTTTGATGCTGTAGTAACTCTAGGTTTATATCCCATCATATAAGCCATAGCATATAAATTACCAGGATCTTGTGCGTACTGTAGGAATGTTTCTTGTAGTTGGGAGTCTTGATAAAAAGATAAAATATCTCCTACATAAGCAGACATTTCAACAAACATCATACCAGGTGAGGTAGGTGAAAAATCGTTATATGAATCAGGAAAATAGTTTTTAGCTAACTCTACTAACTGTCCTCTCAAACTAGAGAAGTCTTTATCTGTATATTGTATTTTAATATCTTGAGCCATTATTGTTCAAAATTTATAGTTATTTCGTCTTCTACTTGTGTATCGACTAGTCTAAAGTTTAATGAAAAACTAATCAAGTTAGAATCTGCTTCACCTACTAAGTTAAGGTTTAATATTTCTAATTTAGGAAAATATCGAGCTAAAGCATCTCTAATTAAAAACTCTAGATCTGTTAAATTATCTCTGTTTATATTTTCAAAAATTAAATTTCTTATACCAGAACCAAAGGTAGGGTTAAAATACCTCTCTCCTTTACCAGTTAGTATGTAGTTGATAAGATTAGCTTTTATAGCTTCCTTCGTTTCAAACGTTGAATTAAATACACCCTTACCGTTAAAAGGTAAATCTATACCTACAGCTTTTCTAGGCTGTAAGTCTATAGGGTTTATTTTTTTCGCTTCAAACGCCATTTTATACTACTTGTGTTTTCTTATTAGACAAATCTAATACTGCTTTTGCTTTATTTACAAAATCTAAATTAGATATATCTAGTCCTGGTTGATTACCCGAATTCATGTTCATTTGATTAGCTACCGTAGAAGCCATATTTGGCATTCCGGTTACCATATCAGATGTTCCAGTGAATACATTTCTATATTCTTCATTAGTCATATTATTAGCTGTTTGCTTTAACATTTCATCTATACTCTTCTTACCGGTCGCTACTGGGTTAGTAGGAGATGGTTTTGGCATAGTTACATTTGAAGATTTAGCCTCATTAGTTGGAGTACTCGCAACTTTAACAGCTTCGTTAAGTATGTCTTGTAACTCTTCCTTAACAGCTGCTTTAACTTCTTCTCGTATAATTTTACGTAATTGATTTAGTTTCATATTAATAAATAGTTAAGTTATGGAAGTTGATTGTCTATTCTGAATTTTATTTCGTCTACTAGCACTTTTGTTGAAGAGCTAAACGATGCCGGTCCTCTCATTACTACAACTCCTCTATCATTTTCTACTTGAGCAAACCGTCTTTTTGCAAATCCAGGAGATTCTTTATCCTCTTGAATTGTAATCTTATAGTTTTTATAAAAAATATTACCTTTATCATCTATTCCAGTCAAGCCAGCATTAGCAGGTAAGTTTTCTATTAACGCTAATACTTCCTGTTTTTGATCATCTGGAAGTGCTTCTACACATTCAAATAGCTTTAAGTCTATGCTTTGTAGTTTCTGTTTTACTGGATCTAGTCCGTCAAAGCTTATGTCTGTTAAATCTAAGATTGCTTGAGCATCTTTCATTAATAAGTCTACTATTTGACAAGCTATATTAAGCAGTTGAGCAAATCTATTTTGAGCTCCTACAGTAATCGAGAATACTTGACCACCGATATCTGCAGTTCCTCCCGTAGGTGGTGTTCCTATAGTAGTAGGCATAGGTATTTGTTCTAATACTAATACAGTAGCTTTAGCTGCTTGAATTGGTGGTTTCATTTGTTCAGCAAACTTTTTTACAGGTCCTATCTTTGATTCTAACCCGTTAATCATATTAAGTAAGTTATCTCTAACTGCTAATAGTTTTTTTAATTCTTCGACTGGTGGGCAGGCTTGACCCATTAGCTTTTCTACTATTTTATTTACTTCTTCATAAACCTTAGCAATAATATAAGCTTCTAGTTTAGCTAGGTATTGGGCAACAAATGCCGCAAGATTCGATGGAGGTATACTACACGGCATTATTCTATATAAAGTTTTTTAGATTTAAGATTACTTCTACCTTTAGGGTTAAGTTGTCTTTTTAATTGTTTAAGTACTATTTGAGATGATTTACCTCTTAAATTAATAGTTGGTATAGCATCTCCTTTTATAGTTTTAGCTCTTCCCATAGCTTTAGCCATAGCTTGAAGTTGATCTAGTATATCTTCCAAGTATGCCTCTAATCTATGTCCAAGTACTGCTGGTTGTTTACTTGCTCCTTTAGCTGTTCTAGCTTGAGTTCCTAAATATATCTTATCAGCATCTATACACATATAGTCTTGTCCGTCAATATTAACTGTATTGGAATTTAATCCTATAGAAGTACTACTTGATAATAGTATATCGTTTTTACGGGCATTTAAAACTAACCTATCAGCGTTAAATAGTATTTGGGGACCTTGATATTTGTTAGGTGTATCTGGTATATCGTCATATGATAATCTTTTATTATTAGCTAATTCTAAAGGTATTTTATGATTAGAGGTTAGAAATATAGAAGACGGGTCTTTATTAATGTCTTCTATTATATGCATAAAACCGTTTTCAGTTTCACCTTGCCCGTTACTAATAATGAATATAGGTTTGTTTTCGTTTGTACTGTCAGTAAATGGAGATTTAGGATGAGGTAATCCAGCAAATCTTATAGTCTGTCCTAAACGACCTTCTAATATCATATCACCAGGAAAAGGTTGCAAAGGAGCAACTTTATCGTCTGGTGTTAAATTTTCTCCTATATTTACTTCTGGGTTATCTTCAGTTCGTACTGGTATAGCATTATGATGAGGGTGGTTCCATATAGCATAAGGAGTTATATAATAATACTTACCTTCTCCTGATCCATCATCTACAAGTCCATCCGGTCCTTTAGTTAGGAATACTATTTCGTTTTTTAAAGGAAGGAGTTTTTGATAGCTGCTAATAGGAAAAGCTTGACCTGTATATTCTTCTTCTCCTGTTTCGGAATTATCTAGATTAGTTTCATCTATCAACCTATAAAAAATCATACCGATACTATTAGGACCGTCGTATTGATCGTACAAAGGATGATCGCTATCTAATATAATGTCGATAACTCTAGCAGGATTAGTTTTATCTCTACTAACATTATCTAAACCACTGGGTAAAGCCCCGCCGGTACGAAAATTAAAATCTATCATTACTCTTTTTCTTCAGTATCTTTACTAACGTCTTTTACTTCATCTTGAATTTCTTCAGATTCTTGTAACAGTTCTTGTAAGTCATCAAAATTAAACATTTCGCCATCTCCGCCTTTAGCTGTGATAGCTTCTAGTCTCTGTATTACTGTTGCTAGTTTAATTAAATGCTCATCATTTTTAACTCCTATCTCCATATACTCTTTAATCATAGGTACTATTAAAGTTGCATCTCCTATATTTTCTATAAGAGGTTTTAGTTCACCTATAAGAGCTCTAACCTGAGATTTAGTTTCTTTAGAATTGTCGTAAATTTCGCTAAAAAGATCAGATAGTGATTTACCTTTAAATATTTCTTTACTACTGTCCATTATAAGTCTTTTTTAATAAATAGATTTAAACTAACTTTGTTTTAATTAGTCCTATACTATTATATTTTTCATGCAACTTATAGTATTCAACTTTCAACTTATTTACTACTTTAGTAAGATGAGGAGTTTCACAGTCTGTCATTTCTCTTATATAAATATACAGTGCTTTTTTCTTGAATATATCTAAATCTTGTCTAGTCTTAAATATAGTAAGTATAGCGTCTGCTATTTTCCTTTCGTTTTCTTTTGGAAATAACTCCTCTAACATTATATATGTCTGATCAACATATAAATCTAAAAAGGTACCTAGAGAGATAGCATTATCCTCATTAGGTATAGGGGAAGGGTTGTAACCTTCTTGCATTTCATCGAAGGTTCCTACCTTTTTTAAGTTTTTATAATTTTTATTATTATAATTAATTAACCATCTTTTAACTATAGTACCAAAGTAAGAATATGCTTTAGCACCATTAGTAGGATCAAATTTCATTATCTTTTCCTCCAAAAGCATAGAAACTATTTCAAGTTTTAAATCTTCTATCTTATCAACATCAGTATAATAAAATTTAAAAGTATGTATAATATTCTCTGCTAACTTGTAGAAAGGGAAGTAAATGTGTTCGGTAAAGATACTATTTCTATACTCTGTATCTGTAGAGGTGTTGTATTTGACTATATACTCTTCTGTTTCTTTAGTAAAGTAATTAGCTTTGCTCTTCTTTCGTGCCATAATTCTCGGGGAGCATGTATCGGTCTAGCTCTTTTTGTACTAGTTTCATTTGTTTAAAAAAGTAACCGACCTCATCATCTGATTGAAAGACCCCTCGTTCATCAAGCTTATTAAGGTGCTTTTTAGAATCACCTATTAAATTAGAGATATTTTGAAGATATTGTGTTTGATCTATAGTAACGTCTTCGTATTTCTCTACTTTTATAAGTAAGTTTCTTATAATATAAGATAAAATAAGTATAATTCCAACTATTATTCCGGAAATTATGTATAAAGTTGTAGTTTCTATTAACATTTATAATTTTTTTAACATATTAGTAAGCCCTTCCGACGAATTAACTCGTTTTCCTGTGGAAGACTTTGTTTTCTTAACGGTCGAGTTGGTATTACCACCATTTCTCTTCCAAATATCGTATTCAACCTTAGAAGCTAAGAAGTCTGCACTGTGAAGTACGTTAACTATTGATGTTCTCATCCTAGCATTAGGGTTATTAGTAAAAAAGTAAGGCTTATTAGCATCGGAAAACACTCCATCGTGTAATTTTATAGCTAAATACTCGTTTTTAGTTAATTCTATACCAAATTTCTGTAAAGTAAATAAAGATCTATCTGGAACTAGCATAAATTCAAGTTCTGAGTTAGGAGTATACATTTCATTTAACTTATCTTGTCTCCATTTATCAGTCTGAGGTATGTATGATGGTATATTAGGATCACCTATCTTACCTAAGTCATGGAATAAAGCAGAAAATACTAATTCTTCTTCGGTATAATCAACCGTACCTCCCATATCTTTATAAAGTTGTGATTGTTTTACGGCATATTGAACTACTCTATTAACGTGATCAACATATCCTCCGGCAAAAGCATTATGAAACCAAGTTTTACCGCTAGCAGGAGCCATAATATACTCCTCTCCTAACTTTTCAATCATAGTTTTAACCGAGTCTTTACGGTCTCCTATGTAATGGTCAATAATTTTAATGTGTTTTTCGTAATTATTACTAATTTGCTCTGCTTTTAAACTCATAATATAGTATTCCTTTATTAATAACCTATTAATCTATATATATTTATATATTAATATAATAATTTAATAAAAATTAATATTAAATAATAATTTATATATTATATATTATCGAAGATAATAAAAATATTGCTGAATGGCAACTATTCTATTATATATTTTTCAATAAAATCATCTTTTTCTATAGATTCCAATCCTGCATCCCAAAAAACCTTCATATATACACTAATAGTGTCACCTTCTAAGCTAGGAGGAATAGGTCCAACTGTACGCTTTGTCGTAAACTCTCCATTAGAATCATCTGAAAAGTAGACCCTTGTGTCATTTTGTACTACTGGAAATACCATTCCTGCAAATTGACTTAAATAAACAGTAGTATCCTGTACTGCAATTGGATATCCGTAATAAGTTTCAAGTCCTTGATAAGGATTATATAGAGGAATAGTAAAAGCTAACGTATCTCCAATAGTATAATACGTATCTGTATCGAATTCCGCCGAAACTACAGGTTGATCATTATAGTAAAAATAAGGATTCGTACGAGTTGCATGAATATCGATAGTAAAGTATGGTAAGTATTCACTATCCCAATCAAGATCTACATGAGTATAACCATTATCATCTTTATAGTATTGAGATGTTATATATGCATCACACTCTCCGGTTTCACATACGGAAGGGAGGAGGGCGTCGGTTGTGCATGATATAGATAATGATAAAAGACCTATGGTCGCCGCCGCGCGAAACGCGCGCAAGTTGCCCCGAGAATTTTTATACATATTATTTATTATTAGATTCCCAGTGTTTTCTAAACTCATTCATCAAAGAACCCATATTACCAGGTTCTCCATCAGCCCAAGTATTAGTCTTAGACATAGCCTCTCCTACATTCATAGGTAGACCTTTTGCTTTCTTATCTAATAGGAATTTTAATAGTTTATTTTCTTTCATAACCTTTATTTATACATAAATATACGAAAAAAAAGTCAGTTAGGCAACTATTTTATAAGGTTTTTTGCTTCTTCTAGTACTAGCATTTGTATATATGATACTATATCCTGGCACTTTTCGTACTCTTCTATGGATTCAAAGTATTGAAGTAGAGTGTTGAGAGCAAAAGAAGTAGACTTTTTATCATAGGAGTCACCAATGGTGTAGATAGATTCAATAGATTTCAGATTGATTCTGAGAAGATAGTTATATAGGCGATTGTAGTATTTGTGCTTAATAACAGGCTCGGCTTTGACAAACTCTTTAGGATAGTTCTTAAGATATAACATCCTCATCATTTCATAGTTCTCTAACCCACGTGTTACCATGCCCATTAGAACGAAAGGATTTTCTAATAAATCCTCTGCTCCATGTTCTTTATATACCTCCTCGTCTCCTTTCTCGAAGATACTAAATAATGTATGTGGATTTAACTTTTGCATCATATATAAATAGCTATCCGTAAAGATAGGCAGAAAAATTACTATAGGCAAAAAAATTTGCCGAAAAATTTCCCCGGGTTTCTTTGGTTTTTAACCAAAAAGTTCTTATATTAATTATATAAGCAAATTTAGATATATGGCAAAGACTTATTCATTTGATTTTATGTTTGATTTTATAGAAAAGGTAAAAAAGCATACCAAGATCCTATATACTCTTATTATCATATCTTATATCTTTCTGGGTACATTAGTTTATTTACAACATAAACATAATCAACTCTTATTAGATAGGGTAGTTACATTAGAGAAAACAGTTGTAGTTAAAGATGAAGTTATTCAATCTGTAGCAGAGCAACTAGGAGATGAAATTGCTAATTTTTATAAAGAGATAATCAAAGAGAGAAAGAAATGATGTCAAGTATAGAAGATATATTATATTCTGCTGAAAGCCATGGCAAAAGAACTGATCTGCTCGATAGAGTAAATACTATCAGAACTAATAGCCCAGGTAAATCATTAGAAGAAATATATACGATGGCTTATGAGGAGGTGATGAACGTATAAGATATGATAGAATGTGTTATATGTAGTGCCGATATAAAGGATTTCGGACATAATCCCGATCCTATCAATGAAGGAAAAGGAAGATGTTGTGATAAATGTAATATATCATACGTTATCCCTGCTAGAATATACTCTTTACGTACTAATAATATATAAATATATATTACTATATAGTGAAAGTTATAGGATTTATGCGAGTAGGTATGGAAGAATCTTGCAGACTACCAACTACTTAGGGAACTATACTGTCAGGTTTCTATCAAGGTGATATCTAGCTGCCTTCAAAGTGACAGCCAAGTTACATTACTTCTCGGTAAGGTAGCAGTAGGTTAGCATAAGGCCGGTCATAAGAGTAAGACTTGCCATAGATAGTATAGGATAAGTTAAAAGTAATAACATACCACTAAAGAATAGCCATATAAGAGTAGTTAATACCTTATACGCTATATATAGTCCAGCCATTATAAGTACAGTAAGGCCTATAGTATATATTGATTTATTCATATATGTATATGTTTATATATTATTTAATTACGTGCATACTATATAAAGGAAACGTATATGTAGTCTTCTGAGTCATCAAATCATATGTATATCCTCTCATAGTAGTCTTACCTATCTTATCTATATTCATACCATCAATAGATAAAGGACTGTCCTTATGGATGCTATATCTCATCTCACCTTTAAAACCTTCATAGGCTCTCACTATATAATAGTTAGGACGGCCTTCTCTATCTGTACCATATGATACAATAATATGCTCACCATCCTTTAGAGACTGAATAGCATTTAATACGTTCTTTGATTGTTTTACTTTGTCACTATATGTCATAACCTTTATTTTAGATAGGGTAGGAAGGAGAAAGTGAGGATTCGAACCTCCTGATATCTTGCAAAGCCCATCGCCTGTGGCGGCCTTTCCCCTATATCCCTAATCATTTACAATGTAAATATACGAAAAATTACGCATATATACAACTATTTCTATAATTATTTTTGCTATATAGAGAAAAATTTAGTAGGGAGACAGGTGCGCTTGATGTTTAACCTTCTTATTCCATACATCATATCTACTTTATTCTATACAATCTATATATTTTTATATCTTTCTATAAGTATATTTTTATATGTATATATACACTAGCTATTTTAAATATGCTTTATGTTAGATATAGTCTTATATCCCTTTATCTGCCTTTATATAGATGGTTCTCTCTTATTATCTTATATGAATAGTATCGATGTGTAGCCTCAGCCGTACACCCTCTTAGACATTATCTTTACATATATGACGATGTACTTCTTAATCCGCTATACTCACATCTATTACCATTAGGACTCATTCCGTCAGGTAGATTATCCCCTTGTTTAGTCGGATGAACGTTAGTGAAATCCGCGCGTGGCGACCTTCGGTCGAGAGAGGAAAGCGCCCCCTCACTCTCCCTCAATGCTTTTATATCAAACTCCCACCCCTTCAAAGCTTTCAATAATTTAT